GGTCGTTCCGGCGCAATGAAGCGTGCTGCCGTTCAGTGGGGGATTGGTCGGTATCTGTATAACCTTGAGGAAGGGTTTGCGCAGATATCCAATGATAAGAAACAAGGATGGCACAGGGCAAAACTGAAGGATGGAACAGAATTTTACTGGCTCCCTCCATCACTGCCTGGCTGGGCAATACCAGCATCAGGCAATCAACCATCACCAGAAAATACCAACCAGAAATCTCCATCGGTTGACTGCGAGCAAATCCTGAAAGACTTCAGTGAATATGCAGTAACAGAAACTGATAAGAAAAAACTCATTGAGCGTTATCAGCATGACTGGCAATTAATGGCTGGTCACGAGGATGCGCAGGCTAAATGCGTTCAGGTAATGAATATCAGAATAAATGAGCTTAAACAGGTGGCTTAATGAGAAGGTTAAATATAACTCCAGCGGAGATGGAATCAGTTTGCGGCCGCATGGTAGCTTGCCGTGCAGCAGAACATCTGGGCCTAAACATAAATCAGTTTTATTACATAGCAAAAAAACTGTCATTAAAAACGGCATTCGTTAAGCCAAGATGGAGCGAAAACGAAGACAAAAAAATGCAGGCGCTTATCTCATCAGGCTATACACAAAGAAATGTAGCAAAAATTCTCGGACGAAGTGAAGAGTCGGTAAAAAGCAGGCTATCACGTTTACGAAAGAAATAACCCTATACCTAACACATTATTCGGATAACCGACCCTGGAGTAAATTATGCCAGCGCCTCTGTATGGTGCGGATGACCCGCGCCGCTGTTCCGGCAATTCCGTCTCGGAGGTGCTGGATAAATTCAGAAAAAACTACGACCTGATAATGTCGCTACCGCAGGAAACGAAAGAGGAAAAGGAATTTCGCCACTGTATATGGCTTGCAGAGAAAGAAGAACGCGAGCGAATTTACCAGACATCCATCCGGCCATTCCGCAAAGCCACTTACACCCAATTCATTGAAACAGACCCGCGCCTTCGTGATTACCGTTCGCGTTACGGCGCTATCAGCAATAACTGAGGAATTAATAATGAAGCTAAACATCGACCTCGGTAAATACGTTATTACCGGAACCAAGCACGACCTTATTCTAAACGAGAAGAGGAAAGTTACCGATGAAAAAAGCAAAAATTTCGGCAATGAAGTTCTTGTACGTTGCGGTTACTACAGCAAGTTTGAGCATCTGGTTAAAGAGTTATGCCATCGCGAAATTCTGGCGTCAGAAGCACAATCATTTCAGGAGCTACAGAAGCATATTGAAAGTCTTGGTCTGACATTAAGCAAGGCTGTTAATAGCTTTGTAGGGGAGAATGCCTGAATGAAAGCGGATATCGATGGATTAACCATGAATCAGCTTGCAGAACGTAATGCTGAACACGTAGCTATGCGCCAAAGCAAAAGCATTGGCCGCCGCTGGTATCAAGGTTAAGGGGAGTGAGCATGAAAATGGGTGAACATATGGAACCAGTTATTGAGCTGCTTGAAGAATTGAACGGTAACGATGCAGACGCGAAGTTAAAACTTCTTGCGCTGGTTATATCTGAATACATGCTTAATGCGGATGTCACCGGTTTTGAAGTTTCTGCCGGAAGAATGAAAGTGGCCGTTGATATCAGCGTTGAGGACTAACCCATGACCACTATTACCAAAGAACGTATTGAATTGTTCGTTAAATCACCGCTTGAAAACGGGCTTACCCGTGGCGAACAAATGGAGCTGGCGCGTATCGCGTTGGTATCGCTTACCGCTGAGCCTGTAGCGTGGATGTGTGAAGACGAAGAAGGGCGAGAATATAACAGCAGCAATGAGTTTTCCTGCGGTCGCTTTGGAGTTCCGCTCTACGCCTCCCCGCCAGCGCCGGTAGTGCCGGAAGATATCAGTGGCATCATTGAGCGTTTCCAGTACCAGGCAGACCATCTAAGTGACTGGCGCCACATCGATGAGCATTCTTGCAAGGTCAACAGGCGCGACCTAATGACAGCGCTGGAATTTATGGATTCCTGCCGCGCCGCCATGCTTCAGGGAAAATTCCGCGATTTATCACAACCAGTAGACCCGCAGGTTGCAGATTACGAGAAAACTATGCTTCAGGCTGGCAACTCTCCGGTAACTCCGGGTGGTTGGATAAGCTGTAGTGAGCGAATGCCTGCTCAAGATGATTGGGTTTTAATTTATTCAAAGTACGGCGAGTATTTGGCAGGACAGGTGCAAGGGGAATACGTGGAGTTGAACGATGGCACTCTATCGTGGTTAGGGGCTGCCTTGCACTGGATGCCACTACCAGAACCGCCGCAGCAATAACATCCTCGTACTCGCGGGGATTTCTTTTATCTGAACTCGCTACGGCGGGTTTTGTTTTATGGAGTGAATGATGTCTGATTTAGCAATGAAGGTATTGAGGTGGCAAACGAAAGGCCACGTTGGAATAAGTAGCGCAACTATGGCTTCTATTGCTCTTGGGCTGGAAAAGAACTTCTACCACGGACGGTTTGACGCACCAAGAGACCCTGCCGATTTGCGAAGATGCATGATGCTCGTAGATGAAATACCTGAAATTAAAGATAGCTTTCCGCTCATAGCGAAAAAGGTAAAGCGGTTTTCTCCGATTTTACGTGAGTGGGATTCACTTATTGCTCTGCTTAAGCTTGAGCTTAAGAGGCCAGATAAGCGAGCACCAAAAACATATAAATGGATAGAAGAGCTTCTTTCTGACCAGGAGTAACCATGGAATCACACAGCCTCACACTAGATGAGGCCTGTGCATTTCTCAAAATATCCAGACCTACCGCTACAAACTGGATTCGCACAGGCCGACTACAGGCAACACGTAAAGACCCCACCAAACCTAAATCCCCTTACCTCACCACACGACAAGCCTGCGTTGCGGCACTTCAATCTCCGCTGCATACTGTCCAAGTGAGCGCGGGTGATGACATAACAGAGGAACTGAAATGTCACTATTCCGCAGAGGTGAAACCTGGTACGCCAGTTTCACATTGCCGAACGGCAAAAGATTTAAGCAGTCTCTTGGGACAAAGGACAAAAGGCAGGCCACAGAGCTTCATGACAAGCTGAAGGCCGAAGCATGGAGGGTAAATAAATTAGGAGAGACGCCTGGCATGACTTTTGAGGAGGCCTGTGTCAGGTGGTTAGAGGAGAAGGCGCATAAGAAGTCGCTGGATGATGACAAGAGTCGGATAGGATTCTGGCTCCAGCATTTTGCAGGGATGCAGTTGAAGGATATTACCGAGACGAAGATTTACTCCGCCATCCAGAAGATGACTAATCGGCGGCATGAGGAAAACTGGAAGTTAATGGATGAAGCTTGCAGGAAGAATGGGAAGCAGCCTCCAGTATTCAAGCCTAAGCCGGCAGCAGTAGCCACAAAAGCAACTCACCTTTCATTCATTAAGGCACTCCTCCGGGCTGCTGAACGCGAATGGAAGATGCTGGATAAGGCTCCGATCATCAAAGTTCCTCAGCCGAAAAATAAGCGTATCCGCTGGCTTGAGCCTCACGAGGCAAAAAGGTTGATTGATGAATGCCAGGAACCGCTAAAGTCAGTCGTAGAGTTTGCGCTTTCTACTGGCTTAAGGAGGTCTAACATTATCAATCTGGAGTGGCAGCAGATAGACATGCAACGAAAGGTGGCATGGATACACCCGGAACAAAGCAAGTCTAATCATGCCATTGGAGTGGCGCTGAATGATACCGCTTGCCGGGTGCTGAAAAAGCAAATCGGCAATCATCACAAATGGGTGTTCGTCTACAAGGAAAGCAGCACCAAACCAGACGGAACTAAATCACCTGTAGTGAGGAAGATGCGCTATGACGCTAATACTGCATGGAGGGCAGCATTAAAACGAGCGGGCATTGAAGACTTCCGTTTTCATGACCTGAGGCACACGTGGGCAAGTTGGTTAGTTCAGGCTGGCGTTCCGATTTCGGTATTGCAGGAAATGGGTGGCTGGGAGTCTATCGAAATGGTTCGCCGATATGCTCATCTGGCACCAAATCACCTGACTGAACATGCTCGACAAATTGACTCGATTTTTGGTACTTCTGTCCCAAATATGTCCCACAGTAAAAATAAGGAAGGCACGAATAATACGTAAGTATTTGATTTAACTGGTGCCGATAATAGGAGTCGAACCTACGACCTTCGCATTACGAATGCGCTGCTCTACCAACTGAGCTATATCGGCCCTGAGAAGGGTGTGTTCACGCGGGTGAATCACGGGGTAGAAGGTTAAAACTAACCGGGCGGTGCGTCAATAGCCTTGGGTAAGCGCTTCAAGCCCCATCGGACCGCGGGCATGTAATTTCTGCGTGCTGACCGCCACTTCTGCGCCAAGCCCAAACTGCCCGCCGTCGGTAAAACGGGTAGAGGCGTTGACATAAACCGCAGCGGAATCCACTTCGTTCACGAAACGCGCAGCATTATGCATATCGCACGTTAAAATCGCATCGGAGTGCTGAGTACCATGTTCGCGAATGTGGGCGATAGCGCCATCCATATTTTCGACCACCACAACGTTCAGATCCAGAGACAGAAACTCGTTATCCAGCTCTTCCGGTTTCAGCGGCACCAGTTTGGCAGGGCCATGCAGTACCTGCATGACGGTTTCATCCCCATGCAACGTTACGCCGCTCTCCGCCATCTGCTTGCTCAGCGCAGGCAAAAAGCGTTCTGCGATGTCCTGATGCACCAGCAAGGTTTCCACCGTGTTACAGGTGCTCGGGCGCTGGGTTTTGGCGTTAACAATAATCTTCAGCGCCGGGGCGATGTCTGCGCTGCTATCAACAAAAATATGGCACACGCCAATCCCGCCGGTAATCACCGGAATGGTGGATTGCTCGCGGCACAGTTTATGCAAGCCTGCGCCGCCGCGCGGGATCAGCATATCGATGTACTTATCCATACGCAGCATTTCATTGACTAGCGAACGGTCCGTAGCCCGCTGTCCAGCAGACCGCCGTCGATCACCTGCCCGACCGGGTCGGCGAGATTACAGACCTGGCGCACATCGTCAGCAATCGCTTTCAGACGCGCAGGGGTCAGCGCCAGGCGGTCCAGCATC